CATAGGTTCAACTTTCATTTTTTGTGAAGGTTGATAACCGTTCTTCTCAGCAAGGCTAGCATAATCGTTAGCCTTGTTATCTTCGCCACGACCAAAGGAAACAGTGATCTCATTCTTAATAAGATCACCCAGGTCATTATCTCGAAGCCATTTGTAAGCGCCTTCTCTGTTTGCTACAGGTATGCTTGCGCCATAAATCTCTTTTACTTCTATGGCTGAACCATCTTGAAGTTTAAGAGTTTTTAATTTCATCTGTTCCATTATCTCTGGAATTACTTCCTCAGATATTTTATCAGCTGCTTCTTTTTTTCTCTTTAGATTCTCTTCCATAATTTTTACTTCGTCTTCTAAAGATTGCAACTGAATAACATAAGTAGATAAACTATTTACATTATCTATTTCGTTTACTTGTTGAGGGGAATCTGCCTCAAACTGTTGTGTTAGGTCTTCATTACTCATCTATTTCTCCTTTCTCGTAGAGATTAAAATCAAGAGGATAATACATTTGTTCTTGTCTATCCCATTTTAAACTTTTAGCTTTTCCATTATTTACTTTTGCAATAATAGCTCCAACCATAAAAATTATTTGTGGATCTCCTGACAATAATAAATAATCATTATCATTAAAATCTTTTAATAATCTTTCAAGTTTAAATTTAATAGGACCAGGACTCATAACAACCTGACTATCTTCTCTTAATAGAACTTTTAATTTACCATATTTCTGAGCACCAATTATGTTAAATTTAGGACGCCCTGCTCGGGTTCCTGGTACTTCTTGTAATACATAAACTATAGGTTCTTGGTTATTTTCTTTCATGCTTGACTTTCTAGTTTATTTTTAATATGTTGTCAACCAGAAAGAAGAATTAATTATGGACTATAAATTTAAAACAAAACCTTATGCACACCAATTAACTGCATTGGAAAAATCGTGGAATAAAAAAGTATTTGCATACTTTATGGAAATGGGAACCGGTAAAACAAAAGTTGCAATAGATAATATTGCTATGCTTTATGACAAAGGTAAAATTAATGGAGCTCTTATTATTGCTCCTAAAGGTGTATACAAAAACTGGTACTCACAAGAAATTCCTACACACTTACCAGATCACATAGATCACAAATCAGTTTTATGGCAGGCAACTATTAATCAAAAACAACAAAAGTTATTAGATACTTTGTTTGAACCTGGTGAAGATTTACATATATTATGTATGAATGTAGAAGCATTCTCTACTAAAAAAGGTATGGACTTTGCTGCTAAGTTTTTAAACTGCCACAACACTTATATGGCTATTGATGAGTCTACGACTATCAAAAACCCTAGTGCTAAACGTACAAAAAATATAGTAGGTATTGGTAAATACGCTAAGTACAGACGTATCTTAACTGGTTCTCCAGTTACTAAATCACCATTAGATTTGTATAAACAATGTGAATTTTTAGATGAATTTTTATTAGATCACTCTTCTTATTATACCTTCAGGACCAGGTACGCTATAATGCGTAAAGCACATTTTAACGGAAGATCTGTAGAAATAGTAGTAGGTTACAAAAACCTTGGTGAGCTGTCCGAAAAATTAAAAAACTTTTCATATCGTGTATTAAAAGATGATTGTTTAGATCTACCTAAAAAAACATTTATGAAACGTATTATTACACTGACTCCAGAACAAGATAAAGTCTATCAACAAATGAAGAAAATGGCATTAGCTTTAATGAATGGTAAGATGATCACAACTGCCAGTGCCTTGACTCAGTTAATGAGACTACATCAAATAACTTGTGGCCACTTTAAAGCTGACGATGGCTCGGTCCAGGAAATAAAAAATAATAGACTGTCAGAACTTTTAGAAGTGTTACAAGAAGTGCACGGTAAAGTTGTAATATGGGCACATTATCAGTACGACATAGAAACAATAGTAAAACATATTAAAAAACAATATGGGGATAACTCTGTTGTAACTTATTATGGTAAGACTCCTAACGAAGAAAGACAGGATAACATTGCTAAATTTCAAGATAATGAAAGTGACGTTAGATTTTTAGTTGGTACACCACAAACAGGAGGTTATGGTATTACTTTAACTGCAGCTAGTACTATGGTTTATTATTCTAATGGTTATGATCTTGAGAAAAGAACACAATCAGAAGCTAGAATAGATCGTATTGGCCAAACTAAACCTATGACATATATTGATTTGATTGCTGAAGATACTGTTGATGAAAGAATTGTTAAAGCTTTAGTTAAGAAAATAAATATAGCGTCTGAAGTAATGGGTGAAGAACTTAAGGATTGGTTATAAGAATTTATAGGATATACATTTGGAGGCGCTGTAATTTTTATTCTACGACTTTGCCACCTGACCACTTCATATCTGGTAATCCTTCAGAATATTTCTTCCCATCAAAAGTCAAAATCTGTTTTCTGTTTGACCCTTGCTCATCATAACTTACGTGTATCCATCCGGCTGCTCCATCATCGGGTTTGTAGTACTCGAGAATGCATTGATCAAAGTCAACGTTGTTGATTAGCCAGTAAGCTACCTTAATATTAGGCACATTATTTATTTCGAAGTCTGCGGCACAGCCCAGCGCATGTTGCGAGGTTTTTTTGGACCCTATAGCCTCACACAACGCTTCTGAGCGGTATCCCGAGGTAATTGTTATAGGTTTGTCGAAGTGAGCTCTAATAGGCTCTAAGACCTCATAACAGAGGTTTCCTAGATTTTTGATCTCTCCAGACCCTGGAGTATTGTCAATTCCTCTACGAGCAGCTACCATGCTGCGTGTCATCTCTTCAAGAGTAAAGTGTTTTGAAAGTTGCATAATTTATTTTGTAATATCTGTAAGTAAAACTATTAGCACTGCTCCCATACCGCCAACAATCCAATACTCTAATCTTTTAATTCGTTCTTGCATTTCTTTTATTTGCTCAAACGTTTGCTTTTGCATTATCCTGCAAAGCTTTTCATGAGATTCAATTTTTTGTAATGCCGATTTTTTTGCCATTATACCGTTCTACTCCTTTGTCCTACCTTAATAGCTTTTTCAGTGTCAGATAATAATGCATCCTCTATTCGTGTCAAGTTAGTTTGTGGATTAACATTATTGTTAACGGACGCTGTTTTAATTGTTTCCGCAGACACTGGAGCCGTGTCGCTTGGTACGTTAGGCTTGACTATTGACGATAAATCTATGCCTTCTAAAATTTTAGGTGTTTCTATTTTAATTGGTTCTTCTATAACTTCTTCAGTTTTATCTTCTATAATTTCTACTTCATTTATTCTAGGATCTTTACCTGTTCTAAACCATATTTCTAATTCTGGATCACTCATTCCTAAAGGAACTCCATCCCATTTCTTATAAATCCTAACTAAAGACTCTGGTTGGTATATATCATTAAACTCTAAATTAGGATTTGATTTTTTTAATTTTTCAAGAGCTGCAGGAAAAAGAGAAGAGTCTTGTTTATAATCTGGTAAATTTGCAGGAGAAAATAAATTTTCAAATAAATAACCTAAAGTTTTTCTACTATACACAGATTTATTAGCGTTAAATAATTTTTTTACTTGATCACTATCTTCAAATTTTAAACCTTCTTTATTAAATTGTATAAAATCAGCTATCTTTGACATTTCCATATATCTATTTTTTTGTAATTCGTCAAAAGCAGCTATTAAGTTATTAGGATTTAATAAAATTTCATTTGGGTCTCCAACTTGTGAATAAAAATTACTTCTAGCCTCAGTTACTTTTCTAGCTAAATCTTTAGCAACTAATGGAAATTTCATTTCTGGGTTTTCTTTTGTAGGACCTATACCTAAAAGTAATTTCATTGTTTCAAATTTAGTATCTACCTTAGAATAAGCTCTATCTAATTTACCATCTAATCCAGACATAATTTTTCCAACATTATTAAATGTAGCGGGGGTAACAGCATCTATTATATGAGCAAAACTTTTAGCAACAACCATACCCATATTGTCGTAACGAGCATTGTATATTTTTTTACCAGATTGAGTGACTCCTCCTCTTGCTCCTGGAACTCCCCATTCTTTTGGCCAAACGTCTAATAGTTTTTCAAAAAATATAGGTTCTGGTAAAAAAGAACCAAGTAAAATTTCAAGGCCACCTTTTTTGTTTTCTTGAAAATCATGAAAGAAAGCTTTAAAAAATCTTTTACCAAATTCTTCATCAGAATTTAATGGACTAAATAGTCCATCATACATAGTTTCAACTGCTCCAGTAACTGCTTCATAAGGTTGTTCTACAGTCCAGTCCCCCATTGTAAAAGTTTTGTCTTCATTTAATTTACTTAAGGGGTAAAGTGTATGGTCTTTTTGAAACCACGGTGCATAAAATCTTTGATAAGAAGTTATAAAAGAATTATCTAAGTCAGTTAGTTGTGAAGTTACTGTATCTAAAATTTTATTAGAACCATATAATACACCACTCATTCCAACCAATCTTCTTGCTCCCATCTGTCTAATGTATGGATTCATAGAAGCTAATTCTCTAGTTGTATACATTGTAGTATTAAATATATTTCTAATAACTTCTGAGTTAAAAGCAACAAAGTTTCCAGCAGGTAATCTTCTCCAGTTTCTTACAATAGCAGGAACCATTCCATAGTTAGGATACACATTCCTAATATATGCTCCAGCAATTTCTTTTAAAGATTCACTGTAAGTTTTTAAAGAACCATCAAAATTTTTAGGATCCCATTTAGTTTTAAACACTTCATCAAATTGTTTTGCTACTAACTCTTGCCAAGTAAAAGGTGTTGTTCTACCTGGTTCTACTCTAAACCCTTGTTTAACAGCGTCTTTGACACTAATACCATATTTAGGTAAGTCTACTATTTGACCTTTTATTGTGCCAAAATTACCACCTCTAACTGTGTTTAAAAGATTTCTAGGGATGGCTGCTAACAATTGTGATTTTGTAAACTCATAACCATACGCTTTCCATACGTTATCCGATCCTTGATAAAATTCTGTGGCTTTTCTAAATATTGGGTTTCTCATTAAATATTCAAACAACTGATCTGTGCTTTGAAATCTTTTCCCTGGAGCTGAAGCTAAATCTTTCATAACCATTTCTAATTCCCCGGCTACTGCTGAACTATCAGTTACTCCGTATTTTAAATATTCTGATAATTTTTTCTTCATTACTTCTTGATTAACTCTTCCACTAGTTCCTAGTATTTCTCCAAATGTTAATTTCATTGCGTCTAAAACACTTGCTTGTCTACCAATGTGTCCTTGCAATAGTGCAAAGAAAGAAGCAGTTTCAAAGTTACGAGCTTGTGTCATCATTGATAAAACTGTTTTACTTAATTGAGATGTAATTTTAGCCGCTAAGAATGCTTTGTAGATAGGACTTTTTAAAAGACCATCTGTGATTAAAGCATCTGAGGTAATCCCTTCAGCAATTTCTGGTAATGTGTAATACGATTTTTTATCTGTAGTAGTTACTTTTTTGCCTGCTTTATTTGTTTTAATTGTTTTTGTAGTGTAAGTGTAGATGTCATCCATATTAAGATAGGAAGCACTTTGTTTTGGTTGTATTTTTACTAATTGAGCACCTGTCATTCTTGCAATTTCTTTTAAGGTTCTGTCCGCAGGATCTTTAAAAATGTAACCATACTTTAATCCTTGTTCTACTATTTTTTTATTTGATTGAATGTGTCCTAATAAAGTTGCTTGATTAGTGACTGTGTTTAAAATTATAGATCGTGGGTCTTCCACCTTACCCAATAGTTTTTGAATAACTTCTGGAATTTTTTGTTTAGATTTTAATATCCCTG